TGATCAGCGCGATTTGATGGTTCACGCGCTTGGTCTCAAGTTCGAGAGCTTCGATCTCCGCCAGCGTTGTTTTCTCGTCCATCGTTTTGTCCCCTGAAGGAAATGTGAGGGGCGGACACTCGCCGCCCCTCCGCGCCTTAAGTCGTCTGTGGGACGGCTACGGCGATGCGTGCGCGGCTGGTCGCCAGTGGATCGGGAGGCAGACCGACGCCGAGTACGCAGTTATAGCCTGTACCCGCTGCGATGACCTGGTTGGCATCGTACGGGGTGCGCGCGGTGTATTCGCCCGCCCAGAGGTTCATGTTCTTCCAGACCGGATCCACCTTCGTGTGCCGCTTGTTGGGGAAGTTCACGAAGATGATCGCTTCCTTGCCCGCCAGATAGGTGCTCACTCCGACCGCGGAACTGGACTGCCACGCGGTGTACTGCGTCTGGTTAGTCGACTGCCTCCAGCGCGCGCCGAAGAGTTCGAGGATCCTGGTCGAGTTCTGCCCGTCTGGATCGGTTGCCGTGAGCGGTTCGAGCTTCAGCTGTCCCGCATCGGTGTGCTTCCAGATATCGACAACCGAGTTATTCGAGTTATCGAGCTGCAGGTCGCCAACGAAGAACGGATGAATAGATCCGTTGTAGGTTCCCGACTCCATCGGCAGCACAGTCGCGCCGGAGAGCGAAGCCGGCATCTGCTCGATGATGTTCTTCGTGAACGGATAGGGCGAGCTAAGCGAGTCCTGGTTCGCGGTGCGCGCATCGAAGGTGCGCAGGTAATCGAACATGTACATGACCAGGTCATCGACGGTGATGCCTAGCTGGTAAGCCATGATCCGGCGATTCTCGTCGAGATCGTTCGAGATCGAAGTCATGAAGGCGAGGTCGGAAATGTTGTTATAGTTCGCCCACTGGCCGACGATGATATCGCGGAAGTTGACCGCGATCGATTCGGGCGATCCGATCATGCCTTCAAATTGCTGCGTCGTATCGGCGCCAATCGGAATCGACATGAAATTGCGGAAAGTCTGACCGCTCTTTTCCGGCAGATCCATGTGGGTGACCATCAGAAGCTTGTTCAGCATCATGTAGAGCCACTGCATGAAAACGCTGTTGTAGTGGACCGTGAGCCGCGCCTGCGGCATGTTGGCCGAGTTCTGAGCCGCGGGGCTCGAACCCTCGCCGAGACAAGCATTCCACGCACACGCCGCCGCGCCCTGCATGGCAAGGCTGGCGGTAACTGCGATCGCGCTTCCGAGCGCAACAAGGACGTGGAAGATCGGCCAGAAGATATAGCGCACCATCACCAGAGTGAGGCGGTTCAACGTACTTTCCCTCATTGCTTCGTCTCCGAGGCTCAAGCGCGCGCTTGAGCAGATTGACCGAAGTAAAACTCGCACGCGTCGGCGTAGTCTTTGTCGTTGGATTTAATCAACGCGTCAGACTTCGAGAGCGGCATGCTGCGAATTTGTTCCTCGGTGTATTTCAGGGTTCGCGTCGTAGCGGGGTGGCGCTGGAAGCTGGTCGAACTTGCTCCAATGGCAAACCGCGTGCCTCTCGGCCTCTCCGTGCGCTGAACCTGACTCTCATCAGGAAACGTGTTTGAGGGTTGTGCGTCGGGGTTAAGCGGAGGGCGGTCGAAGAGACTGCCCTCCGCGCTGAGAATTTCAAAAGCTTTATCTAAGTGCGCCGCTGTAACGTGGGCGAGATTGCCGCCCGCGAGATTGGTTGCGGTCTGCGTCATCAACCGCACATTGCCATTGTGTTCGTAAAAATCTGGATGGTTCGCGGCCCATGCCTCGGCAATTTCGCGATAGTTGCGCGCGATCAGTTTCGCCGGGTCGATGCCCGTCGCCGCTTCGAGCAGCGTCGCAACCGCCGCGCCCGATTTCGCCGGGTTCTTCAGGTCCTCGGTTGCGACCATGAGCTGATCGGGGGAGATGGTCCGCCTGGTGGGAAGCTGAGGGCTCGGCCCGATGGCCACGGGCGTTGCCGGCTTCTCCGCCCTGCGGACCAGGGCAATCTGGGAATTGGCATTCTGGCTTGCGAGCTTTCGCAGGATCTCGTCGGTGTCGCGGCCGTAGGTGTAGATGGGATGCGACCCGTCCTCAAGATCCGTCATCCAGCAGATAGTGCCGGGCTCGACTGGATCCCCATTCGGTCGCGTCTCTGTCCAGCCGGCTTTCACTTTTTCTCTTCCCTCTCGAGTTCCGCGATTTGGGCTTCGACCAGGGCTACCACTTCGAAGCAGGCCCGCTCAAACATTCTCACTGAGCGCCACTCATTTGCAAGATCGTCCGCCTCTAAACTGCCGCCGCGTGAAAGCCGCGATGCACTCTCGATGTGGGTCGCGATGGCCTTTTTCTGTAGCATAAGAAAAATAGCCCATCCGGGAGAGTTCCGCAAGTCCCTGATTTCCTGTCGGTCTGCGGCCGTCAAGGGTTTGTCGCGCGCCGGCTCCGGCGCTACATGGATCTGCTGGAGCCGATCCATGGCGGGCGGCTCCTCATCCTTGCCCGCGCGGATCCGCGCCAGCTCCTCATTCAACGGCTCACCGGCGAGGTACTTTTCGAGATTTGACTTCTCGGCCATCACTGTCCCCCTATGCCGCTTTGCAGTTCGGTCATGTCTGTGTTGCGCGCGAGCCGGCTCTCGGCCAGCTCCAGCGGCACATCGCCGACAACGTGCTCCATCGCCTTGTCGACCAGGTTGGTTTGTAGATCCGTCTGCCCCTTGGCCTGGATCTGATCGAGCTTCCCCTTGTCTTTGAGCTGCTGCAACTGCGCCTCGCTCTGCGTTTTCTGCGCGTTGGGCTGCGTTTGCTGCATCATCTGTTTTTCGTCGTCGGTCATCTTCACGAAAATGTCGTCGCGGCCGGCGAGTTCGCTCATCCGCATGAATATATCCTCGATCGCCTTGAAGTTGATCGTCCATCCCTTTTGGTGCAGGAATTGGAGCAACTGCGGCTGCTGCACAATCTGGAGCAGGAAGGGAATGAGCTGCGCGATCGCGGCCTTCGCGGCGAGCTTCTGTCCGCATAGGATCTTGATCGAGAACTTCGCATTCATGAACTTTTCGGAATCGATCTCGTCAAGGATGGCCTCGCCGAATTTATCGCTCAGGATCTCGCGGATCTCTTTGATCGGCATCTCTTCGAGAACCATCTTCCAAAGGAACTGAATCCAGCGCGAAAGCACGCGCTCGAGCTGCTCGACGGGATCGGAGATCTTTTCATCGGCCTTCGACGAGAGGCGATTCGCGCCCGTCGCGGTGCGGCCAAAGCTCGATTTCGGTCCGCCCATCTGGCCCTGCATCGTGGTCTCATCGGCGCCCACGGCGTTCTGTCCGCCATCGTGGGCCAGCTGGTAGATCTTCCACGCCTCGGGCGGAATCTGCGGCATTTCCATAAACCGCATTGCCTTGTTGATGTCGTGGCTCGAGCCGGTGTCGACGCCCCACATGGTTCCGAGGCCGGTGATCTGGTTTTGCGTGGGAGCATTGCCGCTCGTCTTGTCGTAGAGAATCGGCGCGCTCAGCGGGAAGGCGATCATCTTCAGCACTTCGTTGAGCACGCCCTGCGTCATGCGCTGGTCGCCGACGTTCTGCCGGCCGGTGCCGAAGCCATAGCCTGAATTCTCGATGTTGAACCAGGTCGCAGAAAACCCAGCCGCGAAGTCGCCGATCCCGTGCTCGTCGTTGCGAATGATCTTGTGGCGCCCCGCGTAGACTAGCTCCTCCATACAGCGATCCTCGGTCCAATAGGCCAACTTCATTAGCGGCTTGTCTAAAGGATTGACGCTCACCTGCACGTTCTCCGGAGTCGCATGGACTACCACCGTCGAAGTTGAGTTCATATTGGTGGCGACTTCCGGACCCTGCTCGGCGTTCTCGTTTGGGTTAGCAAAGAAAAACGTCTCCAGATCCTCGTCCGAGGGGATGTCCTTGTAGCAGTCAAGTTCGCGCAACTGCTGCAAGTCCTGGAAGGCCACATAGTCAATGTCGATGCGCGGAAAGCCGCTCAGCTCGGGCCGATTCGGATGACGCCATTTCTCGTTATAGAGCGTGGTTCCGAGGCGCCGGTATTCAAACGTCGGCCAGCTCTCCTCGACGGTTTCGGTGATGACCTTGAATTTATCGCTGGCCCAGGTGTTGACAGTCTTGGGCGGTCCCGCGGGCATATCGACTTTAGGTGGCTGGACATCGCGCGTGCGCGTCTCGCGCTTAACCTTCTTCTGCTCCCATTGCGGAATGGCGAGCGCGGTTCCCTGAAGCGTCTGGCACTCGATGAACAGGCGCATGTTGTAGTCGAGATCCGCGCGGTCGGAGAGCACCGAGAAGATCTCCGTCCACGCGGACATAATTTTTTCGGCGTCCGGATTGCCGGCGATCTTGCCTCGCGGCTCGAGGATGAACCATTGCTCATCGGCGAAGAGAGCGCGCCTGGTCTGGCAGCTCATCGTGTTGCGGTTGTTCGCAACGTCGAAGCGCGAGATCCGCGCCGTGCGTCCTCCGGTGGCCCAATCCCGGTCGAAGTTCGGGCTCTGGTACATGTAGTCGATGTATTGCCACTCCATCAGCCAAGAGTTCTGGTCGATGTAGGCCATCGCCTTTTGATAGTTGGACCAGATGATCGTATGCGCCGCGTCTTCGCTAAGAATCTCCGGCGACTTCGATCCATCCTTTGTCACCTTTACGTCGGTCGGAGCGATCGGAAGCTTGATGTTGTTCCCGATCGGCATGCCGTCGCCGGTGATTTTAGAGGCAATCCTGTTTCTCTCTTCAGCCATCGAGCCCGCCCGGCAGTCGAGGCCACGGCTGATTCACTGTCTTTGCCATCGCGTCTAAGTGAGCCTCGGTCTGCATTCTTACTTCCTCGTCGGCTGCGTCGAGTCCCTGCTGATCCAAGAACTGCGAGAGCATCGCATCGTCGCGCCGCTGGCGGCTCCATTCTAGTTCCTGCTCGTGCATGTTGGCGCGCATGACGC